ATTCATGCTATCAATTTTATTAAATAAAGTTTTCATTCTCTCAGCACAAACTTTTTCGTGATAAGATATTCTTATTCCATTATGATCTTCTATGTTTGAGTGAAGTTTTTTTTTAGGCATCCTCACCCTCTATCTCGTTACAGAAATAAGTTACATATAATTTCTTTTCGTTAAATGGTTCTATGTTTTCATTGATAACTTTAATACTAGCTGCTGCACCTGCTTTAGTACAATCGGTCCACGAATTAAATTCTACTGGAGATACAGATGTGTTGTTGCAAAATCCTGTGATAGCCGAACAGATTGTATAAGCTAACACAAATTTCATTATAGAACTATAGTATTAGCTTCTTCTTCAGTTAATGCTTCTCCTGCAATTAACTTTGCTTTAGCACTAGCTTTTAAATTTTTTCTTGCAGTAGCTTCTTCTTCTGGTGTAGGTAACTCTGCCATCTTAGCTTCTATGTCAGCTTTAGGAATAGGTGTTGTTCCATTTAACCAACTGATTTTATTAATGTCATTATCACTTACAAGAACTTCTGCATTAGGATTAATTTTTAATATTGCTTTTATTATTTTATTATTATTCATTATCCAGCTATCTCCATTAATATTATTCTGTTTGCATTGTAATTCATTGCATCATCATGTATTCTACTAATACCAACACTTGATGTATCTCCTCCAATTAATCTTATTTGAAAACTATAAGTAGCAGAGCTTTCATTTGTTGAGTCTAACCAATTACAAGCAATTTGATTTGTAACAATATTTCCAATACTTTCTCCACCTTTATACCCAGTTGAAAATCTTTTAACTCCACCAACATAAACTGCTATATTTCCTCCACTCCAACCACTATCATAAGCTGCATCTGTAGACCAATTACCATATAAACCTACTAAAACTTTATTACTTGCAGATGATTTAGTAATTGATGCTGTTGTAAATTCTGAATAACTTGAAGAAGTAGTTGATGTATCACCATAAGTTGTTTGAGCAACTTGCAAAATCTTACCCCCCACACCTGCTGGTAAAGCAGTTATTCTAGCAGTAGGTATTGTTCCACTTGTTAAATTACTTGCTGAAAGATTTGTTAAATCTACATTACTATTTAAAGCTGTTGCAGGTAATCTAGCGTCTGCTATAGAGCCAGTTAATTTACTAGCTGATAAATCTGCTATTCTTGCATCTGCAAAAGTACCACTTGTAATTTTACTTGCAGGAATATCTGGAATATCGTCTGCTGTAAAACCACCAGATATTATATTTGCTAAATCTCTTGCTTTTGTCATATTCTATTTACCTCGCTGTACATGGTATGTTGTTTGAACCTACTAATGGTGCTTCTGCAAATGCCATGTAGATATGTGGGTCGCCACCACCATTAATTCCACCATTAGCTGTTCTAAGTTTAAAACCATTAGAAAGAAAATCAAAACTAACATAACTATCCTCTGCTTGACTTAAATTTGGAAATAATTTTTTAAATACTCCATTATCAGTATCTCTTGTACTATCACATATTACCCAATCAGATGTGGTGTTTGTTCTTTTAACCATAACAAAAGCAGGTTTAAATCCAGTATAAACAAATGTTCCCTCTTCAACCCCAGTTCCAGTATAAGAAGCAAACTTGCTAAAACCAGTTTTCTCTGCGAAGCAGTAGGCTATAAAATCAGAACCACTTTTATTAACACCATTACCATCATTTATGTTAAAAACTGTAGATGTTGGAAATCCATTAAATATATTTGTACCACCAGAATTACCTGTAGAATCAGTTGAGTTTAATCTATTATAATAAGTTCCAGAAGCAAAGCTTGTATGCTGTGTCCACCAACCTTCAGTAGAAACATCTCTATTTTTTATAATTACCATTGATGGTGATGCTCCAAGACCATGACCAACAGTTTGGCTTGTAGAACCATTTCCTGTATAAGACACAATACTAAAACCACTTGTAGTATTAGCACTAACAGTAGAGTTTATTGAACCATCTGTGTTAGCTGAACCTGTACCATTTGCTTTCCAAGCCCAACCTACATAAGTAGAACCAGAAGCAGATATAATTCCATCAGAACCACCCATACTCCAACCATCATTATCAAAAGAAGTTAATGAGCCACTTCTTGTGCTTTCTGCTGAAGTTGCATTTGAACTTAAAGTTTTTGTTGCACCTCTTACTGCATCAAATAATCCATGATTTTCAGAACCACTTCTTTTTTTAGCCCAGACAAAATCTGGTTTAAAATTTAAAGTAGATACATCTGTTGCACCACCTGTGTATGTAGTTGTTTCAAAATGTTCCTTACTTTTATCTATATTTGTATAAGCCATTATGAGTTTAATCCTTTTGTTGATAAAGCAGTAAAGCCAGTTGGTACATCATATTCAAATATTCCATTTCCACTTGCGTTAGTTCCTGCACTAGATACTGCTGTTGTTCCGAAGTAGCCATTGCCAAAATTCCATTCTGATGTTGCATAATCTCCACTTGAAAAATCTGCTGCACAGAAAAACATTTCTCCATGATTAAAGTAAGCAGAAGTTGATGTTGCTGCAATTATAGAACCAGTACCAGTAGCACCACTTGTAGGGTCGCCAGAGTTAAAGTATGTACCATTTTTATGTATATACCAATGTTTATTATCTAAATCTAAAGCAAAACCAAAAATATCTCCATCAGCTCCACCTTGTATTCCTGTAGTATAATTTGCACCATCATATTTTATTTCTGTATTAACTTCTAAATAAAGCAAAGCACTTTGATTTGAGTTTGCGTATGGTTCATTTGTAGCTTTAAAAATATTTGCATTACATATTCCTGTTAATAATCTATTTCCACCACCTTGTTTATATTCACAATAATATTTTCCAGAAGTTGCACCTAAAGAAGTTAAAAATAAACCTTGTCTAGCATTGTTATCGCTTGGTGTGTAAAAAGTAGTATTACCATTAGCCATAAAATCACTTGGTGTACTTGTTGTTTTACCATGTTTAGCTAAAGGATTAAATGTAGCAAAAACATTGCTTGGACAATCTTCTGTTTTTGTAAGTGTACCACCTGCAACTGTCCAGTTATTACTATTACCAGATTGGTCTGTTACTGAATTACCATCTTTTAAAATAAAGAAACCATTAGTTCCATAAGTTACAGAAACATCAGTTTTAATTTTCCATTCCCCAGTTGTTGAATCTTCTTCACCAAATGCTGATGCGTCATAAGCTGTTCCATCACAGTAATGAAAATGTGACATACAACCACTAAAAGCATCACCACCTTGAGCATTAGCACCTATTGAATGGGTTTCTGAACTACTGCTCCAATGAGTTTCATAGTTTTGTGCAGGATAACTTGAAGTTGAAAAATCAGTAACTTGCGAACCATTAACATAAAATTTTATCCTATCACTTGCAGTTGATTGTGTAGTGTCAAAAGCTACTACAAAATGATACCAAGCATTAGTATCTCTAAATTTTTGAGAAGGTATTAATTGAAATTTATCAACTGAATTATCAGCACCATTAATTCTTAAATGAGGGTTTCCATCAATAGTGAAAAAATTTCCACTACCCCCAGGTGGTATACCACTTCTAACTTGAACAATATTAGATGATATATCAGATTTTTTAACCCACCAAGAAATTGTAAATGTTTTTCTGTTACCTGTACTTGAAGGGGTCTTTGTTAAATATGTATTAGCCATTAGTTAAATTGTCCCCCACCTGTTGCACCGAAACTAGAAGTTAAAGTAAACTGTCTATCTGCAGTTTGTCCTTCAACATCTGTTGCTCTTAGTGTAAATGTATATGTTGTTGCAGTAGTTGAACTACCACCAAAATCTGTTGTTGTAATAACACCTGTTGAACTATTTAAAGAACAATTAGCTTGTCCTGAAGCTGTAAGAATAGATGTTGTTTCTGAATAAGTTATTGCACTATCTGAAGTTGCTGCAACTGTTGCAACTGTTCCAGAAAAATCTCCTGCTATTGTTCCAAGTGAACCTGCTGATGTTGACCATGTAGGAGCTGTACTTGCAGTTATAATAGTGTTAACACTTCTACCTGCATTACCATCATTATTTTCAACTCTAACATAATAAGCACCAGTAGCTAAATTAGCTGTTACTGATAAAGATGTTGCACTTGTAAATGATACAGCACCAGCTCTTGTAATAGCTCCTGTATCTGATTTAATAAATTCTACTATAGGGATAGATACAAACCCTGTACCAGTAATAGTAAATGTAACATCTGTACTAGGTGCAATCGTTTGAGATACATCTGCTACTGTTGGTTTTGCTTCTACTGCATCAACCCAACTTAATTGATTTGTATTAGAACCATTTGTAGCAAGTACTTGTCCATTAGTTCCAACACTTGTTGGTAAAACTAAATTATAACTTTGTCCTGCAGAGTGTGCAGGTCCAGCTATTGAAACTCCATGTGAATTTTGTGAGCAATTAAGAATAATTTTTCCATCAGCACTTGAACCATCCCCCTTAATTGTTAGTCCAGGTGTAAATTCTGTTTTAGCATTTGTTATTGCATCTGCATTTACTTTAACTTCAGTAACAGAATTAGTAGCTAGTTTGTCTGCTGAGACAATACCATTTTCTAAATCTGAAGCTGTTAAAGCTGCGTTTGCAGGAGTTCTTCCAACATATGCCATAGTATATTATTTCCTTATTATGCTGAGATAGTATCTACAACACTTGTAATTATATCAACAGATGAAGCTGCAGAAGCTACTGCTTCAACTGAATCTCCACTCTGTAATACAACCTTAGAGCCACCATCAATTAATTCTAAAGAACCACCTGTAGGGATAGGTGCATCTTTAATAATATGATAAGTGTCACTACCATTCTTAACATACACAGTTACATTCACAGAAGTACCAGAAGTGTTTGCACATCTAATACCTATGATAGCATCATCTGAATCTGCTGCTGTTCTTAAAACAGTAGGAGAACCTGCATTGTTTGAAATGTCTTGTTGTAAATATCTTTCGAAATCTTGTGCCATAGAATTATCCTAATTATACCTTTTTTTTACCTTATTGTCAACAACTAGAGAGCAATAGCCATAGCTACTGCAAAACCATTACTAGCTTTATTACTAATATTAGTATTAGCTGTATTTATTTGAGTTTGAATAGATGAAGTTACTCCATCTAAGAAACCAAATTCTGTATTATCTACTGAACCATCATGTATTAAATTAGCATTTAATCTATTAGATGAATCAATAGTAGCTTGTTTAGCATCTATTTGTGTTTGAGCATTAGATGATAAACTATTAATAAACTGAAACTCTGTACTTGTTACTGTACCATCTGCTATCTTTGTAGCATCAATAGCTGCAGCAGATTTAATATTAGCATCTTCAATATTAGTAATTGAGTTACCAGTACCATCTGCATCTATAGTTTTATTTGTAAATGTAGTTGTACTTGATGCTGAAACATCTGCATTTAAAGTTACTGAACCAGATGTACCACCACCTGATAAACCTGTACCAGCTACAACTTCAGTAATATCTCCAGTAGGTATTGTAGCTACTTGCGTATCAACATATGCTTTAATTGATTGTTGAGAAGCAACTGATGTAGCAGAATCAGATGACATATTATCTTCATCTTTAAATGCTGTACCACTAATAGAAGTATTTAAAACTGGACTTGTTAAAATTTTATTTGTTAAAGTTTGTGCTGTAGATACATCAACTGTAGTTGCAGTATCTATATTTAAAGTTGCAGCTCCACTTGTAGCTCCTCCAGATAATCCTGTTCCAGCAACAACTGAAGTAATATCCCCAACAGGTATTGTTGCAATCTCAGTATCTACATAAGACTTAATAGCTTTTGCTGAAGCAAGTGTAGTATCACCTGCAGCAACTGAAGCTAAATCTGTATCTAATACTCCTGATTTTAAATTATCTACTTCAATATTTGATAATGTATTATTATCTACATCAATAGTTTTACCAGTTAAAACTTGTGAGCCTGTTAATGTTGCAACTGTAGAATCAATTGCTATATCATTTGCATTAACATCAATACCAGTACCACCTATAACATTTAATGTTACATCACCTGATGTTCCACCACCAGTCATACCAGCACCAGCAACTACTGAAGTAATATCTCCTACAGGAATTGTTGCTACTTGAGCATCAACATAAGTCTTAATAGCTTTAGCACTTGCAATTGTATCATCACTTGCTGATACTGAAGTTATATCTGTATCAACATCTGTAATACTTGTAGCACTACCAATAGTTAATCCATCTAATGTTACAGTACCATCAAAGAAAGCATCTTTAAATTGTAAAGAACTAGAACCTAAGTCAATATCATTAGTTGTTATAGGTACAATTGCACCATCTAATAATTTAAATTGTTCTGTGGATGTTCCTGATACATCAATATGAAAACCTATTTCATCATTAGCTGTATCAATAAGAATTTTGTTTAATGGAGTTGTTAATCCTGCATCTCCAATGAGTGCAATGACTGGACCTTCTGCTGCAGTACCATCATGTTTATGTCCTGATGATGCATTAAAGGCTGCTAATAATTGATTGTATTCATTATTAAATAAAGCTGCTGTAATAGTATCACCATTATTTAGTGAACTCTGTCTAGTATATCCTGCCATAATTTATCTTCTTCCTCCTGCTATGAATGAAACAAACATTCCATTTACTGAATATGGTGCATTAGTATCATTACTAAAAAATTTAAAGTTATTAGAAAAGCCACTTCCATTTACTAATATACTTTTACTTGGTAATGTTGTTGTACCAAATACTGCTGTACCAAATACTGCAGTACCAAATAATGAAGCTGAACTTAAATTACCTACAGCAAAATTTCCTGGCTGAGGTACTTCACTACTTTCAAAATCATATCTAATTCTTAAATTTAAATCGTTTTGAGTTCCTTCAGGTTCAATATTAGTTTTTACTTTGTATAAACTTTTTCTTAAACCATTATCACCATAGTCCATATCTGGTGTTTGAAATTCTGCTTCTACATTTGAACCATCAAAACTATTGCCAGTATCATGTTTATAAACATAACCTGTTTCATCTGTATGAAATAAATTTTCTGTACAAAATTTTACAGGTAGTCCTTTAGTTTCACTCCATTCAAATGAAGGAATACCTTCTGCATTATATTTGAATGTTCCTATAATTCCTTTTTGTCCAGAAGCTGCTTGACCAGATTGATAATAAAATAATCTGTATTGACTTCTTTCTCTAATTACCATACTAGAAAGAGTGTAATTAGCAAAGTTATTAATTATATCATTTACTAAAGGTAAAATTTTTCTAGATATAGAACTTAATTCGACATCATCAATTCTAGCTGTACCAGCAATTGTTCTTAATCCATCAGGTGCTAGGAATATTAAATCTCCACCTATCTCTTGAATTGAGTTACCACTTATACAACCAATATTTTTAGTTACTGATTTGATTATAGGTGTAGAATCAAGGTTTGTCAACTCATATATACTATTTTTACAAAATATAATTAAGCTGTTTCTAAATACTTTAATACCTGTTACTATATCTCCTACATCTACAAATCCTGCAGATGCTCCTTCAAAATCATAAGGTTTTAATCTAGTACTATAATATACTAAACTAGGATTAGCTGCTTGTCCTGATACTACTATTCTTTCAGCATATCTTTCAATTAATGAACAAGCTGTTGGTGATGACCTGTGAATTTCTTCAAAGTGATATTTATTATTTTCATCAATAAAAAATTCACCAATACGATTATTTCCATCTACAAAATATAATGTACCATTTTGTCCATGAGATTCAAAGTTTGTAAATTGTAAATTAGTTTGATTAGTTCTAGATATTGTAGTTGCTGAAGCTAAAGCACTTGCTATAATACCACCTTTATAAAAAGTTAAACCATTTTGTGTATTACCAGTATTAGCATTAATATCTAATGTTAAGACAGTATTACTTGTAATAGATAATACTTTATAAAAGTTACCATCAATTTTTATATCATCACCTACAATAAATTCAGAAGTAAATACAGTATTAGTTCCTGTTACTGTTGGTGAACCTGCACTAATTGAAACTGTTCCAGTAGCTGCTGTAAAAGTATCTTTATTTATTGTAACATATGAAGTACCTGTAGTACTAAAATATAAATCATCTCCTTGAGCTACTACAACTCCATCAGCATATCCTGATAAACCATGAATAATATCTGTTGATACACCAGAAGGAATAACTGCACTTGTAGTACCTAGCTTTTGATAACCACTTATTCTTCTATAACCACCTGTTGTAGATGATTCAAAATTTTGTAATTTAGTTGCAGCTCCAGGTGTTCTAAATAAAGCATGAGAACTTGAAATTAAATCCAAGCCACCTTGTACTGTAATAGAAGCTCCTTGAGTTGGCATAGTTTATTCCTTAATATAAATATGTAAATCTTACATCTGACATATACTCTGGTTGAGGAGAGTTTAATTGGTCAGCCATATTTTGTAATCCTTTTTTATATTCATCTAAAGCTAATTGCGATTGTGCAATATTATCTTTAAATTGATAAATATAATATCTAGCTCTTGCTAGTAAAACTGGTTTGTACTGTTCAGGAAATAATACTTTGTCTGTATCATTTGTTAATTCAGCAGGTCTATTATAAGCAAAGAAATAAATTCTGTATACACCATCAGGTATTGGAGATAATCCAAATCTTCTTCCATCTGAACTTCTTAATACTCTTACTGGTGTTGCATAAGTTTGTGTGTTAGCTTTACTTGCTTCTTCATTTGCAGCATAGTTTTGTCTCCATGCTGATAAAGTTGTAAATGATAATTTATTAATTGTATGTGGAGCAGACTTACCTGTAACACCTTCTGTTGTTAAAGTAAAATCATCCCAGTTAACTGAATCATAATCTGTATCTACATCAGTTGAACCAGCTTTCATAAGATACCATCTTTGTCCAGCTACAGTTTCAACAAATGTATTACCATAATAATCATTTTGAGGTGCTGCAGTTTTTAACCAAGACCATTCATCTACTGCATCTACTATATCAAAGTAAGCTCTATTAACACAATTAGATACAAACTTTTGTATACCTAATGCTCCTGATACTGTTGTTACTTCTGGTTCATTTATTTCAACCAGTAATTCGTTTGTCATTGATAGATAAGTTTTAGCCATTTAACAGTTCCATGCTCTTAGTGATTTATTAATTCTTGAATTAGGGTCTCTCGCAGTTTTTTTAGATGTAAGTTTTTTCTTCATCCCTTTCATCCTCGCACAAAAACTCTTTCTTCTTTTATTGCCTACTACTTTACTAGGTGCTTTAAGATTTCTTTTCTTACCAGTCTTAGTTCGACCTTTATTATAAGAAGCTCTACCTTTAGCATTAAGTCCTCCAGATTTAGACTTACCCTCTTTACGAGTCCAAGCAGGTGAAGACATTATACCCATTATTATTTTTTCTTAGTTTTATCTTTTTTAAGTACTATAGTCATTACTCCACCATAGCCTTTTTTATTTCGGTGAACTTTACCACCATATTTATATTTACCTTTGTTTACTACTTTACCACCAGGCATTGCTTTTTTCATTGGCATATTGTTTCTCCTATATTAATATCCATAAGATTACAAGACCTGCTATAATACCTAATGAAAGTTTTCTATGAAACATCCAAAAGTGTTTAGCATCATCTAGTAAACATTTTAATTGTATTTTAATTTTGTCTATCATAATTATTCTCCTAATAAGAGGATGGGGATATTACTACCCCCACCCAATAGTGTATTAAAAATTAATCTATTGTGTAGATAATTTTACCAGCTACTTCTGGTCTTAATACTTTTCTTCCCCATACCATTAAACCTCTAACGATATCTGAGAAAGTACCTGTGTCTCTAACAGTTTCCACTTTGTTCATGCTTGACGCAGCAGCAGTTGAACTCATGTGACCGAATAGAGCTACAGGTGCAGTTGCTGAACCAGCAGGTGTAGCACCAGATAAGTCATTAGTTGGTAGGTTGTTTGATTTGTACATTTGGAAACCTCTAAGTAATCCAGATGCTACTAAACCATTTCTGATTGAACCTTGACCAGCATTAAAATCTACTGATAAAAGTTTAGAAGAAGAGTTAGAAAGTGCGTTGTACCATTC